ATCTCCGCCTTAGGCTGGAGCGCGGCAGGCTTGATCTCTCTTTGAGCAATAGGCGTACCCGCACCTACCTGTGGAGTGCCACCAATAAGGCGTTCAGCCTTTTTTGATCCAGCGACGGTGCCGGTGTCTTTGCCAGTGCCGAGTTGCTTTGCCATGGTCCTAGAAATGCGGAAAAATTACTTTGGCTTGCCTGGAGGTGGCTTTGGTGTGGGTTGGGGAGGCGGCTTTATTCCCTGGATCTGTCCTCGTTTCATCTTGATGTCTAATTGTTTGTCGTACATGTTTAGACCACTTGAGATGCCACCCATAACAGCGCCTGCCCCACCCAGCACGTATGGCAGAGCGCTTGGACGTGGTCGGTCAATTGGCTTGATGGGATCTAGGTTCACCTGTTTCAGGTACGGCTGGTTAGACGCCAAGCGTGATGCGTAAGTCGCAGCAGCTCCACGTTTCTCTTGCTGTGACTGGTTGATAGCAAAAGCCAGGTTGCGGTCTGTCGCAAAGTCAAACATTGCTTGCTGCCTGTAGTAGTCGGCAATCAGGTTGTCGACGGTGTTGCCGATTCGGCCAGATGCGTTGACCTCACCCTTAGCTCGCAAAAATTCCTTGCCAGTCTCTTGCTTCTTCTGCGCTGCGGCCTCCTGCTCTTGCATAATCCGCAAGTTCAACTGGCCAATGTCGTTAGCAAAGGCAAGGTCCGCTAGGTCCTTGTTCTGTTGGTTCAAGGTCTCTTGCATCATCTGTTTCTGGTTCTCGTAAGCGTTGGCAGCAGAGGTTTGCAGCATTGCAAACTCGTAGTTTTGCTGCGCCTGCGCGTTTGCGTATGCCGTTTCCGTCTGCGCTTGTTGGTACGCCGCAGCCGACTGCGCAATGCCAAGGCCTGCAGAGACAACGCCGAAAACAATACTTACCGGATCACACATGGCTTAGATCCTCACGAACTCGTAGAACAGGCGGCTTTCTGGCCCCCAGTTTGGATGCTTACGGATAAAGGTAAAGCCCATGTACTTCAACCAGCGGACGTGGACCACATTGCGGGCGTCCACAACGTTGAACAGCACTGGGTAGTCAGCGTGCAGCTTGCGCAACTGCAGCTTGGATTGCTTGAGAAATGCCCGGCGATCACCGTGGTCGTCAAGCATGGCTTGGCATCCCAGCATCCAGATCCGGCCAGCCCTGGTGCCCTCTGGTATCACGCCCCAGGCGCCCACCACGTTGCCATGCCTGCTGACCATGGCCATGCACGGACGGCTGGAGAAGAAGCAATGCAGCATGGTTTCCCGTGGGCTGGTGCCTGACTGTGCTTTGACCTCAGCCACGTCCTCTGGTCGCATGCCGTCGGCCACAGCAACGACGTCACGAACAGTGGCAGGGCGCTGGTGGCTCCCCTTCACACCCGTGCTGCGCGACTGTGATACCACCCTTCCCATTCGCATGACTGCACTCTGCACGGTAATGGACTATTGCTGAGTAATTCAATCTTGGCACCTGTATTGCGTGTCATGACAGGGGCCCGGAACTGGCCTTGTTTCAAGGCAGGTGAGCCCAATGGCGCAAGACCACTACCCGGTGTGTAGCCCTCAAACGTGTAAGTCTGAGCGTCGCGGCTTTCTGCTGTCACCCGCAGCTGGAAGTGAGCAGTCTTGTCAAACACCACAGTCCAGGTGCGCAGCTGCAGCTTGGGACCTGCAGCCACAGCGACACCGCCTCCTGCTGGCTGTTCCTTAATAAAGGGCGTGGAGAACTCATACGTCATCTGGTACAGCTCACCCACAAAGAACTTGGCTTGGCTCAGGTCGCCACGCACAACAATCGTGCCGTTGCCACCAGCCCCGCCTGTAAGCGTCTCTGACACGATCTGAAGCGCTTGGCCGTGCTGCAGTGTGTTGCCAGCCACAAGCCTGCCTACGAGGGCCATGGTGCCCGTAGCGGTCATGGGGTAGGGCAGGGTGATTGTTGACTGCACATCCAGGCCAGCGGGCTGTGTCACTGCCACCGTGCATGCCGTCTCAGATACCTTGCGATCCAGCAGCAGCTCAAACGAGCTGCCTGTGTCAGTGGTTTCAGGGCGCAACGCAATGCGCTCCATGTAGACACCGTCGCCGTACTGGCACAGCAGGTACAGGTCGCTGTCCAGAATGTCAGCACCGATGATCTGCTTGCCGGATTGAAACTGCCAGAAGGACCAGGACGACTGCAGCTTGGTGTCCTCTTCAAAAAAGAATTTGTAGAAATACACCCGGTCGGTCTGGTTCTTGCTGATGGCAATGATGGTCTCTTCCGACACCGACGCTGCCAGGGTGGCAAGGTTTGCCGGGATGTAACGGGGGATTGCAGCTGTCACTTCCTCAGACATAGGCACAGGGCCACTGGCGTCTGGCAGGAAGAACTCGCGCAGGCCTGAGAACTCACCCTTGGGGATAGCGAAATAGATAGTGCGTCCAACGCCTACTGGGTCGACGTTGGCCTGCATGTCAAAGGTGGTAATAGCCGTGACCGTTGCGGTCTTTGGTGTCAGCGGCGAACCCAGCGTTGTGATGCCAGTGTCAAGGCGGAACTGACCATGGCGGCTAAACAGCAGCAGCGTGTTGGCAAAGGCCAAGCTGCTGACTAGAAAGTTGATCTCGGTGCCACCTGTACTGATGTCAATGGGGTCACTGTCTACGACGGTCTGCACGGTCTCTGGCCAAAACCGATCGTAGCTATCCGCTGCAGACAGGATCACGTTCTCGTCAGCCAGGAACACCAGCCTGTTGCGAAACAGATTGACGTTCTGAATCTGTACGCCAACAAAGCTGGGCTCTGGAGCGGTGATCGTGTCACCCGCCACACGAGTGGACCAGTCAAATTTCTTAAAAGTGAACGTGCCGTTTGCGTTGCGCATCAGCACATGCGGCATGGTCGTTGGGTCAAACTTGTACTTGGAACCAGGCGCAGCACATTCGCGCCACACGCCCTTGCCAAACCCGCTGCCACCTGTGGTCTCAAACCGCAGGTAGTAGTCGTCAAAGCTGGTATTGGCGCTGCCTTGCACTTTGACAATGAAGCCATGATCGCCAATCAGTGGCAGCCTGGTCACTGCATCGACAGTGCCCTTGATTGCAATGATGCCTTCTGCGGTCTTGGTGTCCGTAGCTTCCAGCGTGTAGTCACCGCCATCGTTCTTGGCGATCTGAACAATGTACTCGTTTGCGGTCACCGTAAAGCCACCGCCCAGGGCTGACTGCAGAGACGTGGCCAGGTTGCTGGCAATCGTCACGGTGCTGGGGTCTGGGCTGCCACCTGTGGCAACGGTGGTGGTAGAGACGGTGTTGCCGTTGACGGTGATCTTGTAGGTGTTGTTGTACTCCGCACTGCGGACAAACACCATTGACCTGGTGCCCCAGTCAGCAGACAGGTTGAACGAGTAGCGCCGGCCAATGACTGAAGCTGCTGAGGCTGCCGGTGCAAACGTCACCGTGGTGGCGTTCACGGCGGTCACAGTGGCGTTGTACGGCACGTCTGGGCCAATAACGCCCATGCCGACAGAGACCCCCGTCGTGCTGGCAAACACTGCAGTGGTGGTGGTGCCTGCTGCTGAGCTGGTCAGGGCGACGCCGTCCAGCATGCTGACGGTCTTCTCGCGGTTGACAATGAAGGTGGCATCAGCAACGGAGGCAACGCGGAACTGCGCTGAAGGGTCTGAAGCGTTATTGATGTCCAGGTAGCCGACACCGTCAGGTGTTGTGACCGTCTGTGCGGCACCGTTCAGGTCAAAGACCTTGATGTCCCCGTCCCTGATGTAGACCATGTAGCGGATGGTCCCGTCACGGTCGACGATGTTGACAAACGGGCGGCCGGTGCCTGAAGACCCAGAGAACAGCTTGCCCAGGTTGTAGGAGGGTGGGCGTTTCTTGAGGCCCTCTACAGGGCTAGGAAGGCAGTTGATGACCGACTCAGCCTGCGATGACAGCCGCAACGCCGCAGGCTGCTGGCTGACCCCATTGATCAGGTTGGGGATAGAGCTGCTGACAAGAGGCATGGCTAGCGAGTGATGGCGCGGCTGGGCATGTAGGTCCGTATTACGCCAGTGTGGTTGGGATTGCCACGCAGCATGTTGTGCTCAGACAGCTGGGTCTCTTCTTCCAGGAACTGACTCCGAGCCTCTAGCTCAATCTGCAGGTTGATCTTGGTCAGGTCTGCTGCGCCAATGATTGCCTCCTGCAGCGTCCGCCCAGCCCTGGCAATGATGTACTGCCTGGCATGCTCAGGCAGATCGTCGTAGTCAAAGATGTAGGTGACGTTGGCCTTGAGGTCAGCGGTAAACACGTAGCTCT